CGACGAGGCGCTGCGCGACGAGTTCCTCGGCAACAAGGCCGCGTGGCTGTCGTTCAACAAGAACAAGCACCGCACGCGGGACTACGGCAGCAAGGCGGCGTTCGCCGCGAAGGAGCAGTGATCTCACATGAGCGGCGCACTCGGCGGTCTGTCCTTCCGCAACATCAAGGGCAACTACTTCGCGAGCCTGGAGGAGCGGATGACCGCCTCCTGGGTCCCGCTTCTCGCCTCCATGATCGACACCGACCAGCCGTACGAACTCTACAAGTTCCTCGGCAACGTCCCCACGATGACCAAGTGGGACGGTGAGCGAAAGCGCAGGCAGTTGAAGGACCTCGGCTTCCAGGTCATCACCGACAAGTTCGAGGCGACGATCGAGGTCGATATCGACGACTACCGTCGCGACAAGACCGGCCAGATCCTCACGCGCATTCAGGAACTCGGCGTGCAAGCCGCGATCCTGCCGCAGCAGCTCATCACGACGCTGATCGAGTCCGGCGGCAACGGCTACGACGGCGCGGCGTTCTTCGCCGACTCGCACAACAACGGCACCTTCGACAACAACTACAACGCGGTCGCGTGGACCAACCCGGACATCCCCACGAGCGCGGAGATGGCGGCGGCGATCCTCGGTGCGATCCAGGCGCAGTACGCTGCGCTCGACGAACGCGGTCAGCCCGTGAACGAGTTCGCGTCGCGCTTCCTCGTGATGGTGCCGGTGAAGTACTGGAGCGCGGTGAAGGCCGCATTGCAGAACGACTTCACCTCGACGGGCGTGAGCAACACGCTGCTGAACGCTGGCGTGCAGATCGACAGCGTGGTGAACCCGCGCCTGACGGGAACCGCCGCCGCCGCCGGCCGGCGCTTCTACGTGTTCCGCACGGACGCGCCCGTGAAGCCCTTCATCTGGCAGGAGGAGAACATCAGCGATGCCTTCAAGACCCTCGACGCGAACAGCGACAACGGGTTCTGGAAGGACACGCTGGCGTTCGGCGCGAAGCGCATGGGCAACGCTGGCTTCGGCCGCTTCGAGTACGCGACCCGCGTGCAGGCGAGCTGATCGCCGGACTGAGATGGACTGACTGACCGCGCCCGCTTCGGCGGGCGCTGACCAACCCACACGACCCGCTTCACCGAGAACCGAACCAATGCTGACCCCCCTGCTCCTGCTCGCCGTGCTCGCGATCGTCGCGAGCGTCCGACCGATGACCGACCTCGTTGCGAACGACCCGCGTTCGTTCCACGGCGACCCGCAGGAGAAGATCGCGTTCCCCATGAACGCGAACTCGCAACTGTTCGCGGGCGCCGCGCTGATGGTGTCCTCGGGCTACGCAGCGAACTGCACGCCCACCGCGTCGGGCTTGTTCCTCGGCTTCGCCGTCGAGGCGAAGGACAACCGCACGGGCAGTCCGTACGGTGGCACCGCGAACTCGACCACGATCGAAGCCTCACTGCGCGGCATCGTCGTGCTCAAGAACCAAGTCAAGTCCTCCGGCAACTGGGCCGCGGCCGACGTGGGCGCGACGTTCTACGCGCTGGACGGCAACGTGCTGACCGACAGCGCGGGCACCAACAACATCATCATCGGCAAGATCGTGAAGATCAGCGTGCTCGGCGGCACGACCGCCGACGTGTTCGTGAGCTACGAATCGTCGATGCTGCGGAGCATCTGAGCGAGGTGGGCTGATGGATCTCCGCGCCATGATGGCGAGGCACGCGCGCACTTCGCTGACGCGCCTCGACCATCACGGCGAGGAGATCACCTACACGCCCGCAGGTGGAGAGCCACGGACCGTCCGCGCTGTGGTGAACCGGCGCGACCTCCAGCCGATCGACCCGAACGTGACGCGCGTCGCGCGACTGTTCGCGATCGTGACCCTGCCCCGCGACGCCGAGGTTGGCGTGCTCGCGGTGGCTCCCGGCGACACGCTGCTGTTGCCGATGCGGCTCGGCGAGGCGCCCGTGGTCGCGCGCGTGCTGGAGATCGTCTATCAGGACGACGGCGCGACCGAGGTCACGGTCGGCACTTGAGCTTCAACCTCACGATCGACATCGACCCGGTGGTGAACCTGATCCGCGTGATGCCGCGCGAGGTCCTCCGATCGGTGCGCAAGTACACGTTCGGCATGTTCGTCGAGCACCGGCTCGAATGGCTCCGCACGAAGGGCCTGCGGTTCGGCCGCGGTGGACAAGGCATCCTCGTGAAGCGCGTCGGCGAGGGCGGGCGAAGCGTCGGGCCGAAGGAGGTTGGCTACTACCTGCCGCCGAAGGACGAGCCGGCGAGCGACGGCGAAGCGCGCGCGATGCTCGCGGACTACAACGCCGAGATTTTCACCGGCAACATCGTGCTGCCCATTCACCAGTTCGGCGAGGACATCCGCAGCTCGAAGTACATGGCCATCCCGGTCAAGACCAGCCCAGGATCTCCGGAGGCATGGCGTGCGCGGAACCCTGGCAAGGACCTGATCGCGAAGTGGAACAAGCGAAAGGGTCAGCTCCGGCTGATGGAGGTCGAACCGGCGACGACTCCCGGCGGACGCACGCGTCTGCGTACGCGCTTCCTGCTGACGAAGTTCGTGGACATGAAGCCCACGCTCAAGTTCTACGAAACGTGGGAGGCGCAGGACGGCGAGCGTCAGCGACGATGGACCGATGCGGTGGACAAGCTGTTCGCCAACCTCGTGAAGCCAACCGTGCGTAGGAGCCTGAACCCATGACCATTCGCGCCACGCTGCTGAAGGAACTCGTGTCCCGCATCGACGCACTCGACGACTGGACCGCGGCGCTGCGCGGCAAGTCCAACACCGTCGCTTCGGGCGCGCACGCGATCGTGTACCAGGACGCGGAGGACAAGCGGTTCGCGAACTCGAACGCGTACCAAGCCACGCTGCGCGTCATCGTGCTGGTCACCGTGCGCGTCGAGGACGCCGACGCGATCATCGACGAGGGCAACGGCTACCTCTACCTGGACCGCCGCGTGGGCGAGATCGAGGCAGTCGTGCATTCGCCGGATTCGTGGGGCGCGAGCCCGCTGTTCAACGACGTGATGGTCACCGGCCACGACGTGATGGACCCGGAGCGGGAAACCGAGCTGATGGCGAGGGTGTTCGTGGACTTCAAGTACCGGCACGACTATCAGGACCCGTCGGCGTGACGATCCACAAGGACAACCTGCCGCACCCGTCGGCCGTCGATCCGCGGAAGGGACCGCTGCGCGCGACGACTCCGCGCGGTGGCAACCTGATCTTCAACAACACCCCCGACCCGGTGCTCGTTCTGGAGCTCTGGCGGCTGTCGTGGATCGACGTGCGGCGCGAAGTGGCCGACGCGATCTGGCGCCACTACCTCGCTCACAACGCAGCGACGTTCGCATTCACCGACCCGCGCACTGCGGAAGTCCGCACGGTCCGCTGGGCTTCGGCCCCTTCAATGTCGTGGAACAACCCAACCACTGCCAGCGTGGTCGGCGAACTCGAAACCGCGCTGGCCCACGAGTGAGATCGACCAATGCCCATCACCCGCAAGCAGCAGGTTCTCGCGAAGCTCGAAACGACGGAGGGCGGCGGCGCGACGTTCGCCGCGGGCGACGCCGTGCAGGTGTTCGATCCGACCCTGAGCGACACCGTGGAGGTCCTCGACCGCGTGCCCGCGGGGCCGACGCTCTCGCGCGACTTCTCTCCCGTCGGCCGCAAGACGCGGCAGGTGACGTTCCGCAGCGACTTCCGCGGCAGCGGCGTGCCGGCCAACTCGCCCGACTTCTCGCGCCTGCTGCAAGCGTGCGGCTACAAGACCACGGCATCGCTTCTCGTGCTGACCGCGGCGGCCGTCACGGGCTCTGGCTTCCAGCTCGGCGAGCAGTTGTTCCAGGGCGCGTCGTACGCGGCCGCAACCGGCATCGGCGTGATCGTCGGCATCCTGACCTCGGCGAACGTACCGAAGCACGTCAGCGCGACGAGCGGCGACAAGATTATCGTCGCCGTCGTGAGCGGCACGCTGCCGACCGCGACGCTGACCACGGGCAACAGCAGCGCCAGCACGACGACGATCTCGGCGAGCACCGCATACACGGGGTTCTCGTTCCAGCCGACGAGCGAGAAGCTGCTTCAGGTGGACACCGCGGCGTGGACCGGCGGCACTCCCGCGGCGCTCGGCGAGGTCCTCGCGGTCGAAGCGGCGAGCTTGAAGGTCGGCGCCGTACAGGTGATCCGGCAGGCCACGTCCTACACCGACATGGACGTGACGTTGCTGTGGGGCTCGATCGCCAACACGAACACGTTGCGCAACGCGGCGGGCACCGGCACGGCGGTCATCAACACCGTGCCCGACATGATCCGCACGCCGTCGCTCGCGCTGCGCCACAACCTGGACGGCCGCGATCGCTTGCTGAACGGGTCGCGCGGAGACTTCACGCTGGAGGGCGAGGTCGGCCAGCCGATGCAGTTCTCGTGGACGTTCACTGGCGATCCGGGCACGGACGCCGACGCGCTCGCGACGGTCACCACCGGGCTCGGCACCGTGCGCGCGCCGCGTCTCCTCGGCGCCTTCTGCTGCTACGGCAACGGCTCGGCGATCTACCGGCTGCCCACGAAGAAGGTCGCGCTGAACAACGGGGGCACCGTCAGCCCGAACCTCGACGCGAACCGCGCTGGCGGCAGCACCGGCTCGAACGTGACCGATCGTGACCCGTCCTTCGTGGTCACCGTGGACATCGGGCACGGCTCGTTCAACTGGGAAGGGCTGCGCGATGCGGGCACTCCGGTCCGTGTGGGCTTCCTTCTCGGGGACACGCAGGGCAACATCGTGTCGCTCGTCGCGCCGATCGGTCAGGTGACCGAGGTCGCGCTCGGTGACTCGGATGGCGTGGCCACGTTCGACGTGACCATCAAGCCGCTGCGAATCAACGAGAGCGGTGACGACGAGCTGTACATCACCCAGCTCTGAGAGGTCCTCGCCGATGGTTGTTGCTCGTTCCGCGCGTGAGACGTTCACGTACGTTCTGCTCTGCGACCGCGCACTGCCGCCAGAGAAGCAGAGCGTGTTCACGCTGCGCCGGCTCTCGACGCGCACGATGATGGCGCTGGAGAACCTCCAGAGCATCGACCTTGGCGGTACGAATAAGGTCACCGTGCGGCTCGGCGATCAACGCACCGTGATCCTCCGCGCTGGGCTCTGCGCGTGGACCAACTTCAACACCGCGAACGGGCAGCCAGCGGAGTTCAAGTCGGACGCTGGCGTGCGGATGGTCCACGGTGTCGAGATCGACCGGCCCGCGTCGCAGTCGACGGTCGATCTGCTCGAACCGGAGCACGCCAAGGAACTCGTCGATGCGATCGTGGCCGGCAACACCGTCACCCCGGACGACGTGGGAAACTGATCGTGGCGGCAGTCGTGGCCTGCGCACCCAAGGGCCACGGGTTCGAGATGGACTGCCGCGAGTGCCGCCACGACTCCACGAAACGCGCCGCCTGGGGGTGCGACGCGCCAGCGGCGGAACCCGTCGCATGGGTGGCGCCTTGCCCGTGGTGCGGAGGAAGGGAGCCAGCGTGCGAGCACTGTGCCGGCGAGAATCGCGTGCCGGTGAACCGATGCCCGAACGCCACCGTGAAGCCCGAGCACCTTCAGCTCATCAACGCGGCGTTGCTCGCCGAGAAGGGTGTGCTGCAAGATGCTGGTGGGTGGCTCGATCAGAGCTGCACGTTCGCGACCGTGTTCCCGCTACTGTGCGGGGAGATCGCGCACTGGCGCGAGGTCGCGACGAAAGCCGCGATGGACAAGAGCAAGAGCAAGCGCAGGTGACCAATGGCTGAAGCCCGCACGTTGCAGATCACGGTCGCGATGAAGGACGAGCTGTCGCGCCCGCTCACGGCGACCGAGCGCGCGCTGACGAAGTTCGGCCGGTTCGCGAAGGCGGCGTTCAGCGGCATCACCTCTCAGGTGTTCAGCCTGCGCACGGCGATCGTCGGTCTGTTCGGCGGCTTCGCCATCAAGTCGATCGCCGATCGCGCGGACGCGATGCAGAAGCTCGCCGACTCGACTGGCGACACGACGCAGAACATCAGCGAGCTGGCCGCGGTGTTCGCTCTGAACAACGTCAGCGGCGAGAAGTTCACTGCCATGCTCCGCGCGCTCGTGAAGGCGCAGGCCGCAGCGATCGACGGGAACGCCGAGACGCTCGCCGGATTCCAGGCTCTCGGCATCACGCTCGACCAGCTTCGTACGCTCGGGCCGTCGCAGTTGTTCGAGCTGATGGCGAAGGGCCTGGAGAAGTTCGAGAGCGCGCAGGCGAAGGTGCTCGTGACGAGCAAGATCCTGCCCAAGCAGTTCATCGACGCGCTGCCGGTGATCGGCAAGGGCCTGAGCGAGTTCCAGAAGTCCGTTCAGGAAGTGCAGTCGCTCCACGCCACTGTGCTGCCGAAGCAGGCGGCGGCGGCGGATGCTCTCGGCGACGCGTTCGACAAGGTGAAGATCGCGGTGGAGTCTGTCGGCCGCGAACTTATCGCGAGCTTCGGACCGTCCGCGACGGTGCTGTTGGAGAAGCTCGCGCACACGATCGCCGACAACGAGAAGGCCATCGTGCAGTTCGCGGAAGCGGTCGGCCGCGGCATCGTCAGCGCGGTGAACGTCGCTCTCGACGCCATCATCGGGCTCGTGGACGCGATCGACTCCATCCCTGGAGTGGACCTGATCGACACGAAGAAGGCGCACGAGCAGCTCCGCGATCTTCAGGAAGAACTGCTCGCGATCACATCGGGAGGCATGACCTCCAAGGGCGAGCAGTTCCCCAACATGATGACGGAGGCTGGCAAGCAGCGCGTCGAGGCGATCAAGGCCGAGATGACCGCGCTGAACGCTGCGCTTTCCGGAGGGCTCGCGGTGATCCTGCGCCAGCAGCGCGACCAGATCGCGAAGTCCATCAGCGACGCATCGAGTGCTGTCGGTGGAGCTGGCGGCGACCAGCAACTGCCGCCCGGCTGGGATCTCTCGGCGATGATTCAAGGTCTGGAGAAGGTCGAAGCCACGGCGACCTCGGCAGCCGCCGCCGCGAGCACCGTGTTCCAGCAGCCCACCGAGGACGCCAAGGCGCTCGCGGCGGCGACGCAGGCGGCCGGCGACGAACTGGATGACCTGACCAAGAAGAACAAGCAGCCGCCGCCCCTGGGCTTCGTGGGCGGTCTCACGAAGGGCTTCGAGAAGCTGAAGCTCGCGGCGATGGACTTCGCCGGCACGGCAGGCATGGCGATCGCCGACGTGGCCACGTCGGGGCTCGACGCGTTCGCCGACGGGATGGCCGACGTGATCACCGGAGCGAAATCCGCGAAGGACGCGTTCAAGGACTTCGCCCGCGCCTTCCTGCTCGACATCGCCAAGATGATCTCCCGCCTGATCGTGCTCGGAACGATCAAGACCCTATTCGGCCTGGAGGACGGTGGCGTGATGCCCGGCGGTGTCGACGAGACTCTGCCGATGCGCGGCTTCGCCAAGGGCGGCATCGCGCGCCGGCCGACGCTGGCGGTGTTCGGCGAGGGCCGAAGCGCCGAGGCATTCGTGCCGCTGCCCGACGGAAGGACGATTCCGGTGACGCTGGCTGGCGGCGGCGGCGGCGCCAACGTCACGGTGAACATCACCGCGATGGACTCGAAGGATGTGGCTCGCGCGCTGCACGAGAACCAGGGGATGCTCCGCTCGCTCTGGCAGCATCAGGCCGAGCACACGACGAGCGTGCGCCACGTCATCAAGCGGGCGGCGAGCTGACCCGTGGCTGAGATCCGGTACGCGGGCACCTACACCTCGCCGGGCAACGCGATCGTGACCAGCATCGGCAGCGCCAGCGGGCCGCCAGGAGGCGACAACTGGCAAGCCGTGGCGACGCTTCCAGGCGCGCAGATGCCGGCGAGCGCGACGCTGCACCCGGCTCTGATCGTGAAGGGGCGCATCGGCACGATCAGCCGCAGCGGCGCGGTCCCCCAGGCCGGACTCGTGCAGGTCGCGCTCGGGACTTCGGGTGGTCTGATCAGCGCGCACCACGTCGAGAACCTCGCGGTGCGCCACGAGGAAAGCACTGTCAACAGCCAACTTGAGGGCTTCCAGTTCTGCTTCATGATGGTGATGCAGTCGTCGCCTTCAATCACCGATCCCACGTTTGGTTCCACGTGGAACAATCTCGGCGGCGACGACTTCACACTGTGGGCGCGGAGCTTCTGGAACGGCGACCCGACGACGTACGCGGTGCAGTTCGAGGTCAGCGACGTGCAGTGGCTCTGGATCGACCTCGATGCCGTGCCTGCTGGCGACAAGCTCGTGGAGGACTACCTGCCCGCGTCGCCCGTCGTGCTCTCTGGCACGGCTACCACGGACCTGTTCCAGACCACGAACCAGCCGGGCAACTCGGGCGAGAAGTGGATCCACTTCAACCGGCTGTGGTACACGCCGCGCGCGCACGGCGCCGATGCGCCGCTGTTCCGGTTCGGGTACGCGGGCGCTGCGTTCTCGGGCTTCGTCTCGAAGGTGCCGAGCGGCTCGCAGTGGGGGCAGAACCGATCGGCCCTGTTCCAGACTGCGATGCAGAACGTGACTCTGCAACAGGGCTGCTTCTGGTACGGAGTGCAGCCGGCCGGAACCTTCAAGCCCGCGGTCCGCGCGGCTGTTCGCTACAACGGGTCGCCGCTCGCGCAGACGTTGGTGCATCGCTACACGTACGTCGGGCTCCGGCTCGACAACCTGCTCGACGTTCTCGCGCGCACGGAGGACTTCGTGGCGAACGCCGCGGTGAACATCGAGAACACAGTGAACCCGTGGCCCACCGTGTACGTGCCGCTCGAACGGCCGAACAACGGACTGACCGCGAACCCGACCGTGTTCATGCACGTGCTCGCGCAAGGCCAGACCGGCGAGAGCTACACGTGCGCGCTCTCGACGAACGAGGCGGGCAACTTCTACTTCGGCACCGGGTTCATCTTCGTGGACGCGTTCCGGTTCGAGGGCATGAGTTCGATGGCGTGGACCCCCTCGCCGTTCACTCCCACGATGCCCGACGTGCAGCTTCGCGCCCACACGGTCGGTGGGTACGGGCAGATCAACTTCCTGCGCAACATCCGCGATCTCTCGCTGGTCACCGCGTACCTGATCCGCGATCCGAGCAACCTGCCGACTCAGCCTCCGACCGAGCCCACGCCGACGGTGATGGAGTTCCAGCGCGAGAGCGTCGCCGTCGGCTCGCTGATGCCTCTGCTGATCGCCCCTGACGCCGTTCGCCAGGATGAGGCTCTGGAGCCGGAGAGTGCGCGCATCGACGGCTCCACTGGCTACTCGCGCACGTGGCCTCTGTTCGGGCGACCGCGCCGCGCGTTCACGCTTCAGTGGACGCTCGCGAGCACGACGGCGCTCGAAGCATTCCTGATCGCGAACGGTGTCTTTGCATGGCGACCACGGCCCGACGCTGCCGACGTGGCGCTGTTCCAGCTCGAACCTTTCGAGGTGCGTTGGCACGACAAGGGGATCTCCGTGGTCACCGTGCGCTGCGTCGAACTCGTGTGGACCGGAACGAACTGAGCCATGCCCATCACCCTCGCATCGTCGTTCAAGACCGCGATCGAACGGCCGCACGGTCGCGGCGATGAGCGGCTGATCTGGCTCGTCGAGCTTCAGCTCGCGCGCGCGTACAAGACCGGAGTGACCACTGTGCCGTCGGTGGTGACGCGCGTCTGCTCGATCGAGCAGAGCATCACGTGGCCGGTGAGCAACCCGACTGCGAAGGAATGGCACCCAGCCAACTTCACGTTCTCGCCGATCGACCAGAACAGCGAGGGCGACTTGCCGCAGGTGGACCTCGCCGTCGACAACACGACGCGCGCGCTGATGCCTCACCTGCACGCTGGCAACGGGATGGAAGGCAACTTCTGCAACGTCTATCTCGTGCCCGAGAACGGGCTCGCCATCGCGTACCCGAACCACGTGTTCCAGAAGTGGGAGCTGCAAGTCGCATCGACGTTCGCGAACGACGATGGCGTGACGTTCCGATTGGAGCGCGCCAACTTCTTCTCGCGCATGGCGCCTCAGGACCGCTTCGTGGCCGCGCGTTGCCGCTGGCCGTTCGGCGGTCCCGAGTGCGGCTACATCATCAACGCCGTCGCTGCGTACGACACGTGCCCAAAAACCATCGAGGCGTGCATCGCACGAGGAGCCGATCACGCGAGCCGAGGACTGCCG